ACTTCATCAAAAACATCTTTAACTCCCTGGTATTTTTCTGGAGGTATCCCCTCAGTCTCATGGTCTTCAGTAAAGAAATGATCAGCCACCACAACAGGGACATCTTTAAAAGCATTGTATTCAATTTGAACAGTTTTCTCACTGTTGCCACTACCTATCAGAGCAAAGTCTATCTCAGTATATGCTGTCTCAGTCTTGGGTAATTTATCCAAATTCTTCAAATCTTTTTGCAGCACCCTTTGTATTATAAGGCTTTCCAGGGTTTCTCTTACATTTCCTTTGGTTAATTCAAAGGTGAATGTTTTATTCTCCTTCTCTTTTATATGCTCTGCAAATTCTTCAAACCTTTTTTGCACAGCGGCCTTTGTGTTGTGAGGCTTTACATTAAACTCTTCATGGTCTGTTTGGGGAGTGGCATCTTCAAACAAATCAAAACCAATATAATGTACAGAGTCAGAGTTTTGAAAAGCAGCAAGAGCCATTTCAATAGCCCTGCCTCCGTTCCATGTGCCGGTTTCAGCAATACATGAGGGCTTGTAGAAGCGAACAAGGTCGGCTAGTTGCCTGTATCTGTTGGGGAGTATATCAGGGGAGGTGTCTGTTTCGGATAGTTGTATTATACGATTGCCGGAACTGTCCCTGATACCCATGTTCTGACGATCCATAAGACTGACAAACATACTGGACAGAACATCGTTCTCAATTTCTTGAACACGCATACCATGTGCTTGGTATATAGTGATCAGCCGATTAAGAACAAAGGGGAATGTCCACTCTCTATAATTACTAAACTCACCAGAGATATAAGCACCCCTTAAATCTCCCAGAAGATCACTAGGTACTTGTCTGGACATGTTGAAGGCTATGAAATCATCTGCATCCTTAACTGTCAGAATATCTATAGGCCCAGAGGAGGGGAATAGACTGTCTAATTTTTTAACAGAGATTGGTTTGATGTTAATTAGAGATGGGTCAAACCAAATAACCCAGTCAACAGAATTAAAACCACACTCTGTGACTGCCATAATTTTAGGTATGTGTTGAACAACATTTAAAACTTCACTGTATTCAATGGTATTATCTTCAGTACCGTCATGTCGAGAATAGTTCTTCAGGAAAGCTGAGTATTCAGATAACTCCAGAAGATTATGGTAATGAATGTTAGAAGCCTTGGGCAGTGAGTAGTTAGATAAATCTATATCATAGTAATAACAATGGAAATTTATCTCTTTTTCCCAATTGTCTTTGAATTCATTCAGTAATGAAATTGTGCTTTGCTGTAGAAGAGTTTCATCAAAAGCCGTAACAAAATTATATTTCACCTAGATCATCCCTCCTTTTAAAGAGAGATAGGTTTGTGTAATCTGCATTCCATTCTGCCGCATACTCACCATCCTTGACCCGCTTGCACTTCCACTCTTTAAACCAAGGACCACCTGTTGTGAAGTGTACGTTCTTAGCTTCAAGATCTTCAGGGGAATGACCATCCAGCCAGTTCCATTCTTCATGGATAGAGCCAATAATACTGTCTCTGTCGGGAAGCCACTTAAATTGTTGAAGATAAGCACCGCTCTTATTATTAACTACCATTGGCGTTAGGTCTTTGTTTAGTTCATGATCACAGTTAAACAACATTATACTTGACCAGTTTTTTCTAGGATAAACTGATTGAATTTGGTTATCCATTTTTAGTTTATCTGTAGGTTCGTACTTATGTTTCACACAATAAAGAGGCAGATCAGGATCATCGTATTCTTTAAAAATCTCTGTTATATCTGTGCGTGGAAACATATCACAGTCCATGAATAAGGCCCAGCCTTCCCACTGCATCAGAGCAGGGACAAGAAAACGACTGAAGGAAAACTCTGTTGAGAAAGGTTTCTGATCTTGACTGTCGATCATCTGACCGTTGACAGTTTCATATGGTCGATACAGTAAACCGGCACGTTCCAGATATTCTTTGTTTAAAAATCTAATGTCTAAAGTTTCCGNCGTGTCTCTCAACAACAGGTGTTTAAGTAATATGGCAGCTACTTTTTCTCTGGGATCATAACCAATAAATATTTTATATATTCTATTACGTTTTTTCATTATGTCACCTACTGGTAGGCCACATAATTGACNGGGTCAGTGGCAAAACGATTATTCTTCATTTGCTTTCCACTCCTCTTTAATAGTCTCCCACTCTTGAGCATATATTTCAGATTGCTTGTCAAGTGGTTCCCATATTTGCCCTCTAAACCAAGGACCCCCTCTTGTGAAATGAACATTTTTTGCATCAATATCTTCTGATGAATGCCCATCTAACCAGTTCCATTCTTCTGGTAACTCTCCTATATAGTCATTAAAATTAAGCATAACTCCGGCATCTTGTTTTTCTTGGGCATAGTTTTCAATCCACATCAACCTATGCAACCATCTACCAGTTTTTGTACTAACATCATCTACGGTTAGATATTTGTGTGCCTCATGCTCACAGTTGAATAACATTACTGATGACCAATTTTTGCGATTGTATTGATACTGTTCGTTCCCATACATTTTGTGAGTTTCATCACTTGCCTGGGTATGATTATGTTTAACACAATACAATGCATATTTTGGATCATTGTACTTTTCAAATAACTCTAGTGGATCACTTCTAAAATACATATCACAATCCATAAACAATGCCCATCCTTCTAATCTATGTAAGAATGGAGTTAGGAATCGTGAAAAGGAAAAGTCAGTTGCAAAAGGTCGCCCATCTGCTTCATCACGATGTTGAATTTCTTCAGGTGTATTACCACTTGGTAGCCTACTACTGCCAAGTTGCCATGCTCGTCTGTATAAACCAATTTGTCTTAACAAATGCTGTTTAATAGGATAAACATTTAATGGTCCTGATGCATGTTTTAATGCTGTATACTTTAATATTTCATATGGTTCGTCTTCTCTAGGGTCATACCCAACATAAATTGTAGGTATACTTTGATTCTCACTTATCATTTTTTATTTCCTCACAAAAAAAGGGGAAGACAACCATCAGTGATGGCTATCTCCCCACGTTGTTATTTAAATTCTATGAATTTTGGCCTCTTATCTTCTGGAATAAATTGATTTAATTTAATAATAATCATTCCATCTTCAAAGGAAGCTTCAGTAACTTCAATCTTGTCAGAAAGATAAAAAGTTTTACTAAAGGATCTGTTCGCAATTCCTTTATGGAGAACAGTCTCCTCTTCATCTTTACTGCTATTGTTTCCACTGATAGATAACTCTAGTTCTTTTTGAACTATGCTTACATCTTCTTTCTTAAATCCAGCAACTGCAAGTTCTAGCCGGTATTCATTCTCCGATTCCTTGATAAGATTGTGAGGAGGATAGGTTTGAGAACCTATTTCCGATGCCTCCACAATAGTCCTAAATATTTTATCATAGCCAAGTGACCATCTTTGAAAATTATTAAGGGCGGTTTGAGGGGAGTCTAAAAATCCCCAACCATCTTCAAGTGTTACATTCATGATATATCTCCTTTCAAGCAAGATATTATAGAACCCACCATTGGCATTCTATATATATATTATACTATATTTTTATAACCCTGTCAAGTACTTTATTAAATATTATTCACATTCTTTTTTGCCGGTACTAGGATCAATAAAACAAGCTGCACCTTCCTGTTCTTCTATATTATTAAGAATACCATACGTTTACCCGCTGCCCTGAAGGTTGTAACTCCTTTAAGTTTACCCTTCCATGCCTTGATATAAACATCTTTGAACTCTTCAAAGGTTACATTATCTCCCACATTGATAGTCTTACTAACAGCGGAATCAACATAAGACTGAACAGCTATCTGCATAATCAGATGATCATCAACAGTAAGATCACCAGATACCTCACATTCAATGTTATGATTTTGATAAACATAATCCTGCATTTTAATTATGACAGTACCCTCCTCAGTCTGCACTGTGCGGTCATACTCTAATGCAAACACAGGTTCAATACCTGAACTAATATTATCGGCGGTAAAACTAATAGTGCCGGTAGGGGCAATAGAAATAAGATGGCTGTTCCTGATACCACACTGGCATATCTTATTCTGTAAATCTTTGGGTAGCCATTTAATAAATTCACTTTCTAGGTAGTTGGGTTTAAAGAATGGGAAGCTTCCTTTCTCAGTAGCTAGATCAGCACTGGCACTGTAAGCCTCATAAGTTAATATCCTCATAACCTTGCGAGTAAACCTAACTGCTTCAGGAGAACCATATCTAAGACCCATCAAGGTTAAAATATTGGCAAGGCCGGTGATACCCAAACCTATCCTGCGTTTTCTCTTGGCTTCTTTCTCTTGTTCGATAAGCGGGTACTCAGTATTTTCAATAACATTATCCATAGCCCTCACCACATGGGGGATATCTTCTTTAAGTTGATTAAAGTTAAAACTATAGGGTAGACTGTCGCCTGTTGTATATTTGGTAAGATTAAAAGAGCCAAGCAGACAGGCTCCAAAGGGTGGTAGTGGTTGTTCCCCGCAAGGATTGGTTGCCTCCACAGTCTCACAGTAATGAAGGTTATTGTTTTCATTAATCCGATCTATGAACAGAACTCCTGGCTCTGCCCAGTCCCAATTGTTACGCATGATTTCATCCCATAGTCTGGAGGCATCTATCTCACCATAGCTCTGTCCTTTAAAACGTAACATAAAGGGATTGTTCTTAGACACAGCTTCCATAAACTCATCAGTTACACCCACAGAAATATTAAAGTTAGTTAGTTGATTGTCGTTTTTCTTGGCTCGTATGAACTCCTCTATATCAGGATGGTCCACACGCAGAACGCCCATCATTGCGCCTCTTCTGTGTCCCGCCGAACGAATTGTGTGACAGACAGTATCATAAATTCGCATGAAAGAAATAGGACCGCTGGCAGAACTATCAAGAGACACAATGCGATCACCAGAAGGGCGAATACGACTGAAATCATAGCCAATACCGCCTCCTCTACGCATTGTTTCAGCAGCTTCAGAGGCTCTTTGCATGATCGAATCCATAGAATCTTCAATGATCCCGCTAACGAAACAGTTATATGCTGTAACGTTCCTTGGCGATCCCATAGCCGACTGCACTCTACCTGCCGCCATAAATCTTTGATTGAGGATAATATCTTTATAGGCTTTTCTGTGTTCATCGTTGTCTCCCATTGCTGCCGCTTCCCTAGCCTTGGATTCTTCAAAGCTTTCATTAGGTAATCTGTATTTCATAGCATGTAATGCTTCACATGCAGGTACTCTAGGTCCATACTCAACCATAGCTACACTACTTCCTTTCATCTAAAAGATCAGAGAATAGTTGGGGTTCTTCACTGTTATATTCCAACTGAAGAATTAGCTCTGCATAATGTATAACTTTTTCTATATCTCTTTTACCTTCTCCTTTTGTTTTGTGTCGGGTAATATACTTAATAATATTTCCTTCAAAGTAACTTAAACCATTGGCATGGATGTATTCTACTGGTTGGATACTACAGCTTTTGTAGTGTGATCCACCAACTTGTTTGTTAAGTGGTCTAGTAGATGAGTGAACTAACGACTTTTCTTCTTGCATCTTCAGGCTCTCCTAAGTTAATAACTTTTAAAGCAAATTTTCTAATCTTCATTGGTTCAAAGCCAGCATAATCACAGATGGTTTCAAAGTCTCGACAAGAACAGAAGAACCATGAATGGGCCTCCTCCCTTATCTCTTTGTATTCATCAGATTCCTGCTTGTCTTTAGGTCTTGAAACATCTAACAAGGCTTGGACTATAATAGCTACATACAAACTTCTGTGCGGGTTCTTTTCTGTAAATTCATAGATAGACCGTGCGGATACATTAACATTCATCGTAACACTGAACAGGTCTATAAAATTTACCACCCACATAATTATTATAATAAGCAGGTTCGTCTGTTCCCTCCAAGGTGGCAGTTAATACTTTATTTTTCATTTGAAAATAACATTCATAATATCTTAGACTTCTCTTGTTCTTGAACTCCCCTAAGATTTGGAAAGAAAAATTATCCTTCCCAATCTTTAATATGTCCTCGCATAGATGTTTACTGGAACCAACATAGGACTTCCAGTTTGATTCTGTTTTCTTTGTCTTACCCTTATATTTTTTATAAGTATAGTATTGTTTACAACCTATATAAGCTTTGCCGGTCTTTGTATTTGTTATGAGGTAGACAAAACCAAACTGAGATAAGTCTGGTTTCTTCTTATATTGCCAGTGCATTACCAGTCAAATACCTCTGGTACTTCCGGCTCCTTGGCAACAGTTGTTAAGAATCTTTTTCCTCTGGCATATTGGAATACTCTCAGGCCATTTCCACTATTAAGATCAGCCCAACAATCTTTCTTATGAGAGCAATACACACAACCAACAGCAAGTTTATGATTACCAGACTTACCATCAGGCACAGCCTCATAACAACGACTAGGTGTTAGACTCTGCTTAACAAGATTTTTAAGATACTTAACCCTATCTTTGGCGTTGATCATCTCCATTGAATGTACCTTGGAAAGACAAATCTCTCCTGTGGATTTATCTATGGCTAGGAAGGCAGCTTCATCCAGACCATTGGCTTCAGCATAGGCTGATATTTGAGCTATGTATCCAAAGGGATCGTCATAGCTCAATGAATTATTTTTAAACTTCTGAAAGCCAGGACCAGAAGCACTCTTGCAATCCACCAGAACACCATCAATCAGTGAATCTTGATGACCTTTAACTCCCTCAAGCTCAACTTCCTTTTGTTGGTCAGTAACTTTATGACCGGCAATGGAAGAACAGAGAAGAAGAAGTTCCTCTAAGATGTAGCCGTACAAGAATTTAATTTTAGTGCTAGATTTTATAGGTATGCTGGTTTGTTGTTTGTTAAAGTCATACCAAAGCTGTCTGTCTGGTTTCCCTATAGCCGATAGTCTTAAGTTACCAACCTCTCTGGGTTCTCCACACAGAAACTCTTTGATATGTACCTTAATCATTTCACCAAAGTTATTAATGTGTTCGTCTATTTTCTCCTCAGTCATATCAACTGGGTCTGGAGAGAATAAACTATAAATATCTTCTACAAGTGTATCTATTTTTTTCATGATAAAAAGGAGGGGATGATTAGTTTCTTAACCATCCCCCCAGTCTCCTTACTAGGTTAATTTATACGACTATGCAAAGGGGATGTCATCAGTTTCGTTAACATACCCATCTTCGACTACGGCAAATTCATCACCGCCGCCAAGATACTCTACTAAGTCTACTACTTGGACACCAAGAAGGTATCCCTTCACACCTCCACCATAGGCGGAATACTCTTTCGGGAAATAAGAAGCATTCACCTTGGAACCGTTGCCAACTCTCTTATCCCCTGGAAAAGGGTTACGAAGAGAATCTTTTACCGGCATAGGACGAGGTGTTCCATCTTTGGTAAGAGCATATTGCTTGAGGGTAACAAAGTCACCCCTGTCATCGCCCTTATTCTTAATGGTCAGACCATCGGCTTCAGCAATCTCTTTATTCTTCTTATCAAGATTACAGATTTCAATGCTCCATTCACCATCGGCATTAAACTTTTTATTGGGTGTAAGAATGTGCGCCCAATACGCAGTACCAGAAATAATACGGTTACTCATAATTTTTCTCCTTTTGATAATATCATATGGTTAATAACAATAAAATAGGGGTTGTTTGTACCTCCTTTCATTGTGGTGGAATTATAGCATATATAACTTAGTATGTCAACAACTATCTTCATAATCTTTTAAATACTTTCCGTTAGTAACTCCTAATGAGTCTCGCTCCATGTTTGACCAGCTTTATATTCACAGTCAAGAGGACATTTAATTTCTAATGCTCTCTCTGCATCCTTCATGGCTGACTTGGTAATTAGACCAAACCTATTGACATCTTTCTTGGCTACTTCAAATTGATACTCATCGTGAATTGATGCCACTAACTTAACATCTAGGCCAGTCCCTCTAATGTACTTGTCCATATGAACCAGCCACTCCTTACAAATAATTGCTCCCGCTCCTTGCAAGAGAGTATTAACACTTGAATGGACATTTCTTATTTGCAGAAGCCTACCATCCACTCCTCTTATTGGCCCCTCCTGGGCAGCTTCCTGAATATTTTTTCTTAGGGTTTTTAGATTAGGAACATTATCTAAGAATCTTTTAGTAAGG